TTATCCACATCGTTGGTGGCAATGACTTTATCGTTATAACTGACCGATTCCCAATTCTCACAATCGGAAGCACAGGTAAATTTCAAGTCGAGAGTTTTATCATCGAGATTCCAATGATAGATATGTGCTTTGGTAAAAGCCAACAAATATTCTGTCCCTGTTGAACGTTTGACAAAACGATGATAATGAATGATAGGGTTAGCATCAGGTGTCTGTACTTTTAAATCGTCATCTCCGAGTAAGGTGGGTTCTCTCATCTTTCGTCTTAATATCTTACCGTCTTTTAAAAGGACATTTGAGTTATCAGGAGTTAAAGTTAATATAATAGGTACATTTTTCTTTATACCACTTATCGGACTCATTATTCCAAATCTTTCTTTTCCCATATTTACTCCTCTGGATATTCACAAATCGAAGGATCTTCGTCCATATTTAATAATAAACTTGGCACCTCATCTTGGAGATAATAAGCATTATGTTCTTTAGCTATGTCGTATAAACTTAAACTTCTTGCCACCAAACAAAAGTCTTTCTTCTATTGCTGTCCGGTAAATATCATTAAATAAAATTGCGTCACAGGCAGCCGTATCTACACCGTCAACAGAAACTATCTCAGGGTGATAACAGGCAAAAAATTGCCTTAAAGTATAAATAGCGTCAGGGGTCGGTCTCAAATAATAGAACCTGTTCATTTTAGAAAACATTTGAGGATAGCCTGTTTCGTCAGGACTTAAAGAAAACTCTTCCTGATATTGTTTAAAGGTTTCCCACCCTAAAGGATAGTAGTCGTCTACCATAATAAGAAGTTTATCCTTGTAATGGTCAGGCATGGAATAATAAGCTGTTTCTGCTATGGTTGACCTTGTACTTTCTTCGGTCAGGAAGTTTCCTCTTTTACTTAAATCTTTTAAGGTAGCTGTTATCATAGCGTCTAAATCCGTACCTGTTGTACTATAATTTCTACCTAAGACTTTATTTACTTTGGAAATTAACTCACTTTTAAGAATGGTCATCTAATCACCTACTTACATTTACCTTTTTTTAATCCACCTTTTCGTTTACTTGGTCTTGGGCTTCTCTTTCTTGGTCCTTTTCCATCTCTGTTACTCATAATTTAATTCCTCCTTTTGAATGACGGTTGTATCATCGGACAACCGCCAAACCTGGTTAATTAAGCGTATGTGGTAAATTCAGGAACTTCTACACAGCCATTGGATGAAGTAAGTACATTCCCTGCTGACAATGCAAGATTAGTGTCAAGCACAGTTTCAAGCGTAGTTCCGTCACCAGCAGTAATCATTCTATTTTTTGTAACAATAACAAGGTCAGATTCGTCATCTATGGGGAAGGTAGTTGCTACAATTAAGTTGTTATCAATATAAGTTTGTCTTACATTGGTGCTATCAATGTTTATTCCTATTGTTCCGTCTATGATGTTATTTCTGATTACACAGCCGTTAAGTGTTGTTTGTTCAAGCGAGATAGCAGCAGTAGAATACTTTGAGCCAGTATTCATAGGTCTAAAGATACAATTTTCTATTACTACATCACTTCCTGTAGCACCGACCCATCTTAAAGCATGTGTAGCAGGTGTAGCACCTGTTCCATAAGCACTGAATTTGCAGTTATGGAACTCTATCCCGTCACAGGTAGTAAAGGTAAAGTTAGCATCTGCACTGTCATTCCAGAACTCGAAATTGAAAAACCTAACAGCACAAGCACTTGTAAATGCTTGTGTTCCAAGTAGTCTTGCCATAGGTTGTGCGTCACAAGAACCTACTCCAATAATGTCTACCTTACTGGGTGCAACTGTTAAATCTTCATCAATAGCATCACCCTTAACATAAATCTTATTCCTTGAAGCCCAGCCTTTGGGTCTTGCAGCAATATCGGCATTACTTGCTCTTATGGCACGATTAAGTGTTACAAAAGCAGTATCCCAAGATAAGCCGTCATTGGTGTCCAACCCTGCGTTACCATCAACAAAAAAACACGAACCAGACTGTGTAAAGTCCATCTGGTTTGTATTGCCTGTCAACGTGTCAAATAAAGCCTGCCATATTGCGGCAGCACTTACTACTGTTTGATTAGCCATTATTTATCATCTCCTTAATACAATTTTTATTTCTACTTCTACCCCTTGATTAGTAGGGGCAAGCAAAGTCCCACTTCTTAACTTAATGAACGGAACGGAAATCAGTGCCTCTAAAAATTCCGTATCCAAAACAATAACCTTACTTGCGGCGACACTTGGAATGCAAACTTCTAATGCGTCAGTAGCACTTAATACCTGATTAAAAGTACCGTCAAAAGTATCGCTGCCTAAAAAAGTTATTTGTGCGGTAGTCCAAGTTGCAGGTAATAATATAGCCAGATGACTATGATGAGATTTATCCAATGCAGTGGATATACTTTCACCTGCTGCTATAACTACTTCTTCTGTCATAGGGCGACTTCTAAGTGCCAATTCAGCGGCAGTTACCACAGTTTGGTTTTCAGTCATTCTCCTCACTCTCCTCTAATATCTTTATCATTTCTTTTTGTGTTGTACCTCTATGTAACTTAATCCCTCTGTCTTTTATTTCACTTCTTAATTCGTTTAAATCAGCCATAGGATTTTTTCTATGCTTAAAATGAGGTTTTAATCTCTCAATTAAAGCAGTATCATAAGTATTTAACTTCCCGTCCTTAAATCGGGCTATGGGTTGTTTTGTCTTTCGACTAATGACAGTGAGATTAGGTTCTGTACTATAAAATAGCATTTTATCTCCTTTAAATAAGAGGGGGATTTTCTCCCCCTCATTTTTCTACGGTAACTCGATATATCCTGCGGCAGGTAAATGGTCAGTATACAATGTTCCAGTTGCAGCAGGTTTTAACATTAACTTGATTGTCCCATCTGATTGCAGATACTTGGCAGTCTCTATCCACAAGTAATAAGTCTCGTCTGTAACTGTAGTAGCTGCAAAGGCAGTGTAAAGTCCATTGTTGGCAGCCCAGAAAGCTCCATTTAACAAGCAAGGTATCATTCCTACATTTCCAGCACCTTCAACACCTTCCGAATAGATAACTAATCCATGTTCCATTCCCTTGGTAGGTGTTATGTTATAAACTTGTACACCATAAATGACAACAGTATCTCCAGCAGCTTCAGCAATGACAGCTTCAGTAACGGTAAGGTCTGTATTTGTATCACTTTCTAAAGTATACAAACCGTCATTATAGGTACTTCCACTGACAAGGATTTGATGTCCGTCATTCCCATCAAAGCCAGCACCGGTAAATCCAGCACCATGTAGGGTATAAACACCTGCGGTATCAACAAAAGATATTCCAGTAGAACTGATGTATCCATCACAAGTATTAAGTACAGGTTGAAGTATAGGACATACAGGAACTTCTCTTGCCATGGTTTCCATTCCACCTAATGCTACGGTAATTTCAATTTGTCCAGCCATTTGATTTCTCCTTTCTTTTATATTCCAAGAGGGGAGATAAACTCCCCTCAACAATAATTAAATAACAGTTTCAGGTGCAAATTCGAGGTCTAAATAGAACAGCTCTTTAGGTTTAACTACCCTGCCGCCCCAGACATGAAGTCCACGCACTAAGTCAGCGAAGTATCCTTGTGAACGAAGGGTTTCAGCTTCGGTCATCTGGTCGGCAAAAGCGATTGACTGATAAGATCCAGCCATAACGATATTACGTTTATAGGTCGCAGCTGTAACCGGGGTTAAAGCCGGACAGTTGTTTGACATATACATATCAAACTGTAATACGTTACCGATAAAACCGTTCTTCAATTCACCCTTCAAGTCATCAGCCTGAACTACACCAGCAAGTAAGAGCTTTAAGGCAACCCACGGAGGTATGGTTATCCATTTTTTATCTACATTAACTCCGTTTAAGGCTGTCCACAACTCACCGATATAACTGGTTATGAGTGCTGTCGTCATGGCGGTACTCTTCAGGACATAAGTCCCAAAAGCTGATTGTGTGTACAATCCAGCCAAGAAAGTATCTACCTCATTTAACAGTCCATAAGCAGCTTCTTTGGCATAATGTTGTCGGGCAGCAGGGTCAGCTTGTAATTCTGTGATATCATGTAGTTTAATGCCATAATCTTTGGCATGGTCAATATCCAAAAACATAGCAACAGCTTGAACATCTTGGTAAGTTATACCAGTTGGATTAGCTGCGTCCCATGTTGCATCGCCGGGGGCATAATCATTAATGGTTACTCCACCGTAGCCTTTCAGTTTTATCCTATCGCCTTTTTCCTTGATTTCTCCACTGTACTTTTTATTAGCAATCTTACCGAATACGAGTTTATTCTTTAATTCCTCAAGTAATGTTGCAGCAAAAATTACAGGTATTGCGTCTTTGAAAGACATCTTTTATCACTCCTTTCTCAATATTTTTTATTAAACCTCCGTATCGGAGTGTACCTGAATACCTTTCAGTTGAGGATTACCACTTTTCACTGGATTTAGTTATGTCCACAAGTTTCTCACGAGCTTCTTCTGGTTTCATGGCTGCAACTTCTTCAGATGTGTAGAATTTAAAGCCATATTTTTTAGATTCGCCAGTTAAGCCCTTCTTGTCTACTTTGCGATTTCCCATGCTGTCGAGGACTTTATCATTTTTAGCTAACTCAAGTTTTGCTTTTATATCAGGGTCTTTTAAACCTTCTTGATACAGTTCTTCACCAGGGTCATCAGAGTGGTAAATGGCTAATTCTCTGTATTTTTTACCACCTACTCTACTAATGGCAGCCTGATAAACCGCATCAAAGTCCAAACCTATATCTTTCTGGTCGGCATATCTTGTTCTGGCAGCACTGCAAGACTTTTTGAAATTGTCATCAAGTCTTTCTTTCTCAGCAGCTTCTTTAACTACTTTTTGTGCTTTTTCAATACTTGACATAACTTTTGACTCGATATCTCTTCCTTCTTTTTTGGTTAAGATATCTTCATCTCCACCTTCAATAACAGATTTCTTGGTTTTAGCAGATTCCCTTTCTTCTTTTATTGTTTTAAGTTCTGTCTCTAAAGCTGTTAATCTGGATTGAGCTTGTGTCAATTCAAAAGACTTTTGCTGTCGTTCCGATCTTTCTCGTTGTAAATCGGCGATGATACCTTTTCTTTCTTTTTGATAGGTTTCTTCTTCTTTAGGTTCTTGCCCTTCTATCTCCTCTTTCATGTTAATCACCTCCTTTTCTCCCTGAGTTCGGGAATAATGCCTGTTTGTTGCCCCACAGGTAGGGATATTTAAACCCTCCCGATGAGGGATTGTTGTCTTGGGCTACTTGCCTTCCCTTTAGGTTTGTTACCCTGAGCAGCTTGTTGAGCTTCTATTTGCTTTTGCTGTTCCTGTTGTTTTTGTATAATGGCTATCATTTCATCTTTGCGTGAGATGTCCATGCTATCAAGTAGGAACTCTACGGGTATTGGGAAACCAGCTTCAGTCAACCGAGCCAGCATTTCAAAATTAGCCAATCTTATTGTCGGACTTGATGGGCGTTGTGAAACTTTAATCCCGTAATGTCCGACCCTGAATGATTTAATTGCCTGAAGTAATTGTTGAGGGTCTATCTTCATTTTTTCTTCAATACATATCTCGGCTATTTCTTGTGGTGAGTAGACATTGCTATGACGGATAAACTCAATTAAGGTTTCTCCGAAGATCTGTTGCGTGTATTTGTAATTATCAAAGACTACATTGGAGATAACCATGCCCTGCTGTTGTCGTCTCAGGTTAGCTATGCCTGATTCTTGTTTAACTTCCTGTCCTTTGTTAGCACTGTTCACACCAGATATTCTGTCTATATTATTGACTGCATCTTGTTTGTGAACAAAATGCCCTTGGGGTAATTGGTTCGGTTCTATCTTAGTGGGGGGTACATCAGCATATTCAATAACTACACCAGCTTTTGAGCCAAAGGTTTCTAATACGCTTTTAACCGCACCATTTATTTTCTTATTCAGCCAACCTGT